ATCTCCCACTTTTACTTACAGTGACCAAGAGTCTCGCCAGTCACGCAGCGTTACGTCTGGAGGGCCTCGTGGACTGCCCCGAGTGCGACTACGTAGCGCGAACGAAGGCCGCCCTGGCCATCCACAAGCGCGAGGAGCACCCTCGCCCGGCTGGGCCCAATGCCCGCGCTGTCGAGGTCACGCTGAACGAGATGCAGCGCATGGGGCGCCTCGAGAAGGTCGACGAGGCCCGCGTGCAGGCCCTGCGCTCCATCGCCGAGGCGGTGGACCTGAACCCCTTCAACTCGCAGATGTGGCGCGAGTACCGCGAGGCGATCGGAGCGCTGATCGTCGATGACCGCAACACTGGATCGTCCATCGACGACCTCCTCGATGAGTTGTCCGCCCCGGTTCGCGACCCGGCGAAGGACTGAGCGGGAGTCGTTCGGCCACGAGCTGGCCGCCATCGCGGAGAAGCTCGGCCAGCCGTTCATGCCCTGGCAGCGCTACGTCGCCGACGTGGGGTGCGAGATTGACCCGGTGTCGGGGCTGCCGGCGTATCGCGAGGTGCGGGTGACGATCCCGCGCCAGTCGGGCAAGACCACCCTGTTCCTGTCGTGGCAGATCAATCGGTGCGTGTCGCGTCGCTGGGCACATCCTCAGCGCTCGGCGTTCACCGCACAGACGGGCAAGGACGCCCGGGACAAGTGGATCGACGAGTTGTTCCCGCTGATCAGGAACTCGCCGCTGAAGACCCTGGTCGCCGGGTCGGTCGGTGGCCGGTTGTCGATCAACGAGGGAATGGGCAATGAGTCGATCAAGTTCAAGACCGGGTCGATCATCCGGCTCCTGTCGACATCGACGACCTCGGGTCACTCGAAGACCCTGCACCAGGCCGTGATGGACGAGGTCTGGCACGACACCGACGACCGCCGCGAGCAGGGTCTGCGACCCGCGATGATCACGGTTCGGGACGCGCAGCTGCTGGTGTGTTCGACCGCGGGCACCGAGGCGTCGCTGGTCCTGAACCGGAAGGTCGAGACCGGCCGACAGGCGGTCGAGGACGACACCGGCTCCGGGGTGGCGTACTTCGAGTGGTCGGCGGCTCCGGGGTGGCGACCCGACGACGAGGCCGGGTTCTTCACGTTTTCCCCGGCGCTGTGCCCCGACCCGCCGTGTCGGTGCGCTCCTCCCGGCGAGGGATGGAAGCACACCATCACCCTCGAGGCCCTGCGGGCGGAGCGGGCCGCGATGGACTTGCCTGAGTTCCTGCGCGCGTACGGCAACATCCCGTCCGGCGCCGAGGTGTTCGAGTGGCAGGTCGTCTCCGAAGATGACTGGACGCGCGCCGAGGACGCCGAGTCGCAGGCGAAGGACCCGCTGATCCTCGCCCTGGATGTGACGCCGGAGCGCACGCACGCGGCCATCGCGATCGTCGGCCCACGCGCCGACGGGCACGTACACGGCGAGGTCATCGAGCACCGCCCCGGAACCGCGTGGGTTGCGGCCCGGGTGCTGGAGCTGGTGAAGCGGTGGAAGCCCTACCGGGTCGTCGTCGACCCGGGCGGTGCGGCCGGGTCGCTGATCCCGGAACTCACCCACGACCTGGTGCCGCAGTACTACGAGGAGCTGGCCCTGATGAAGGCCCGCGACGTGGCCCACGCCTACGGCCTGTTCCACCAGCACGTTTCCAGCGACCCGGACTCCTATCCGGTCGACCTCCCCGCGGACGCGCCGGCGCAGGTGCCCGGCCGGCGGTTGCGGGTCCGTCCCCACCCAGCCCTGACCGCAGCTGTGCGGGGGGTGGCCACCCGTCGCATCGGCGACGGGACGACGTGGAACCGCAAGTCGCCAGCGGTCGACATCAGCCCCCTGGTCGCGCTGACCAACGCCCTGCACGCCTTCGCCGCCCGGCCCGCACCCCCATCTCCGGGCTACGTGTCCGCGCCCGCGTCGGGCGCCAGCTTCTTCGCCCGCAACACCGAGCGCCTGAAGATCTAGGAGGCACCGTGGCTGGCAGGGTCATCTCCATCCGCATCCCGGCGTGGACCGCGAACCTGCTGCCCAACGTGCTCGGCTTGGCCGGACTGGGGACGATCTGCGCGATGGTCGCGTTCCTGACCGACTGGCGCTGGGGCGGCCTGGCCGGCGGCATCTGCGCCGTGGGACTGGCGTGGTGGATCTCGCAGCCCGAGCCCGAGGCGAAGCCGGTCGGCGCGGTCGCTCCGATGAAGCGGGCCGGGTAGCGCATGCGCTCGCTGTTCGGTCGTCGCGTCGTCGAGGCCACCCCGCAGCAGGTGGTCATGTCCGGCGGCGGGATCGGCCTGTACGGTAACGACCCGATCGACAACGACATCGGGTACACCCGGGCCGGGGGCAACTTCCGCCGGGACGTGCCGCCATGGACGCGGGAGACCGCCCGCGACTACGCGGTCACCAGCTACCGCATGAACCCGATGTGCACGGCGATCCTGGACACGTTCACCGCGTTCTGCGTCGGCGACTCCGGGGTCTCTCCGACCACGACGGACCCGAAGGTCCGCGAGGTGGTCGACGAGTTCTGGAACGACCCGTACAACCGGCTCGGCCAGATCCAGGAGGTCATGCTCCGCTCGCAGATGCTGCTCGGCGAGAAGGTCCTGGAGATCATGGAAGGCCCCTCATCCGGGGTGCTGCGGTTCTGCCCGGTCGAGCCGGCGGCGATCATCAACGTGTCCGCGTACAAGGGCAACCCGCTCTGGTTGGACAAGCTGACCCTCCCGCCGACCCGCACCTCCAACGGTGAGAACGAGGTTCTGGACATTGTCCGGGTCAACGACGAGACCGGACTGCGTGAGGGCAACGCGATCTTCTGGGCGCCGTGGCGGGCCCTGGACACCGACATCCGCGGCGTCCCGTACATCAACTCGATCCTGGACTGGCTCGACAACTACGACAGCGTCCTGTCCGACCTGATGGACCGCACGCGCCTCGCCCGGTACGCGGCGTGGCAGGTCAAGGTCGCCGGCGGCCCGGACGCGGTGGAGAGCTACGTGAAGCGCCGCGGGGGGAAAACGTTGCCCCCGTCGGGCTCGATCGAGGTCACGAACGAGTCGGTTGAGTGGGTGCCGCTGGTCGTGTCGTCGGGCTCCGATGAGGACACCCGCACCAACGGTGCGATCCTGACCAACATCGCCTCCGGCGCCGGCCTGGCCCGCACGTGGTTGGCGGACCCGGAGGACGCGAACCGCGCCACGTCGCAGACCATGGCTGAGCCGGTCCGCCGCCGGGTCGGTGGGGTGCAGAAGGTCTGGCTGGCCCAGATGACGGAGTTCTGCCGCCTCGCCGTGGACCGGGCGGTGGCTGCGAAGCGTCTCCCCGAGACCGTGACGGTGGCGGACCCGCGCACCGGGATCGAGTCGGAACTGCCCGCGGCCATGACCGTGACCGTGACCGGCCCCGAGGTCGCCGCGGCGGACGCCCAGTTCACAGCGCAGGTGCTGCTCAACCTGTCCACCGGCCTCAACGCCCTCGTGGACGGCGGGCTGCTGTCGCGTGAAGCCGCCGCGCTGGCGGCCCAGAAGGCGTGGGAGTCCTACGTCGGGGTGCCGTGGCGGGCCGAACTCGCCGCACCCGACACCAACCCGGACGACCTTGCCGAGCATGTCGACACTTCCGCACCGTCATCGGCGTTCGCGCCGCCGGTGAAGCTCACCGTCGCGAGCTGACATGCGCGCCGTCAACCTGATGCGCGCCGCCGAAGCGTTCGACCGCGAACAGCTGCACCACTACTGGACCCGCACGCCCGAGGGTTTGGCGAAGTGGGCCAAGTCCGACCATCCGTGGACGACGCTGTATCACCACCTCCTCAAGTACATGGACGAGGAGCGGGCCAAGCTCGCCGCCTCCGCGTGGTTCGAGGACGTCTTCCACTTCACCGCCGGCAGCGACCTGAACAGGGTCGCGCATGGCAAGCCTCCCCGTGGCCACGTTGTTGGCCCGGGCTGACCCAGAAGGAGCGAGCATGGCGAAGGCTACGAGCGTCACGGACGCCGCGAAACTGCTCGGCGCCAAGGAGCGCGAGATCGTCTCCGTGGAGGGCGACGTCATCACCACCCACGACGGCGTGCGGACCACGGTCACTCCGGACGGGCTGGTGTTCGATGTCCCGAAGGTTCGGAAGGTCTGACCTGTGTCGCGCGCCGTTGCGCTGTTCCGTGAGGCGCGCCAAGCCGACGACACCACCACTGTCGGCGGGTCCGGGGATCAGTCGAAGCACCCGCACGGCGCCGCCGGGTCCGGGCACGGTGGTCAGTTCGTCAAGAACAACAGTGGCGGGTCCTCCAAGGCGAAACCCGCTGCCAAGGCGCCCGCCAGGCCGGTAGCGAAGCCAGCGGCGAAGCCGTCGGCGCCGCAGGGTGTTCTCCCGCCGCCCACCACGTCGCGGACGATGAAGCTCGGTCAGTCCGGCGACGATGTACGCAACCTGCAGTACGCGCTCGGCCTGCTCGGGTTCCAGGTGCCCCAGGACGGCACGTTCGACGGCCACACCCAGGCCGCCGTGGCTCAGGCCCAGCAGCGGCTCGGGATCAAGCCCAACGGTCACGCCTCGGCGACCCTGCTGCGCAAGGTGCAGGACGCCGTCCGACTCAGTCCGTGCGTGAAGGAGTCGGCGATGGGTTCCGCAGTGCGGCTGTTCCAGATCGCCCGGTTCCAGGAACGGTTCGACCCTTCCCAGCCCCGCGACGGCCACGGCCGCTGGACGCTACTGGGCGCCGTGATCTCTGCGCTGCGCACCGCCGGTCATGAGGACGCGGCCCGACACCTGGAGGACCGGCAGACCGCTTCCGATATCCGTCGGTCGACGGGTCGTTCCGTCACCGCCGGCGGCTCGGTGGCCTCGCTGCACCTGCCCTCCCGCAGGCCGCGCCCGGATGACCGGGTCGTCGACACCCGCGACGAGCGTCGCCTCGGCACGGTCGCGACGGTGGACCACGCCGCCGGCACGATGCGGGTGCACTGGGACGACGGCACGTACGAGGTCCGCCCGCAGCAGTCGGTGACGGACCCGATCCACGACCCGGCCCGGTCGTTCGACGCGCACCCGCTGGCCACATCACCGGCGGCGCGGAAGATGGCCGCCGCCCGTGCCGCGACACCTGCGGCCCGCGAGGTCGAGGTAGAGAACAAGATCCGCAAGGCCTACGCCGACCTAGCGACTCGCCCGGGTGAATACGTCCCGCTCGCCAGCGTGCGCGATCGCCTCGCCGAGGAAAACATGGACCGGGCCGAGGTCGACGCCGCGCTGGGGCGGATGGCCGTCCAGCCCGGCCACCACCTCATCCCGTGGGACAACAGGAAGGCACTTTCGGCCAAGGACCGCGAGGCTGCCCTCCGTTTCGGAGGTCAGGACAACCACGTCCTTCGGATCGAAGACACCACTCCGCGCCCCATGCCCAAGCCCGCGCCTCAGGACCAGTTCCGCCAGCACCTCGCCGACGAGGTAGCGGCCGGCCGGGTCGACTCCCGCACCGCAGCCTCGGCGATGCGCGCGGCCCAGGGCGACCACATCGCCGCCGCCCAGTCCCACGTGGATGCCCTACAGACACCCCCGGTCGACGCTCGCCAGGCGGAGTTCGAGAACCGCATCTGGGCGACCTACAAGCAACTGCTCGGCGGTCGGGCTCCAGACCGGTCGGCGGAGTTCGTTAGCCTGACCAAGGTACGGGCACAGTTCCCGGAGATGTCGAAGTCGGAGTTCGACGATGCCATCCGCGCCCTCTCTCGGGCACACCCCGAGGTGAGCCTGGAGCCGGAGGCCAACCAGAAGCGGATGACCCCCGATGACCGGGCGGCGGGAGTCCGGATCGGTGGTGAGGACCGGCACCTGCTGGGGATCGAAAGGACCTTCCGGCCGGCCGGTGCCCAAGCGGCGTCACCGACCAGCCCCAGCATCGACCGCTCCCGCCCGTCAGCCGCTGACCGGGGCCATCACATCACCTCCGACCCGAGCCTGACCGACCGCCAGAAGCGGTCCCGGCTCAAGGCCATGGGACTGACCCCCGAAGAGGTCGACTCGCTCGTACCCACGGGAGCGAAGAAGGCCACACCAGCCGCCAGCCCTAGAACGGCCGAAATCAATGGCCAGGATTGGAACCTGGACGACCTGGAGCAGCGCGCCGGTCTTGCTGGTCGTAGTCCGGCCGACCTGAAGAAGATCGCCTACGAAGCGAACCTCGACATGCCGTCAGTGCTCAAGACGGCCCCGGCCCGACGGCTATACCTGCTGCAGGCGGCGATGGAACATGACCGTCGCAGCAACGGCGGCATGGGCGGCAACGGTGAGGGCGGACTTCGGCACCTTGCTGCCGCATCTGCCCGAGTGCCCGGCGGCGGTGCTTCCCCCGCAGCAGCGAAGTTGGCGCGAGGGAAAGCAGCGGCAGCCCCGTTCGACGTCGCTGACGTCCACTCCCGGCTCGCGTCGGCGCAGTCCCGCGAGGAGGGCGAGGCGATCCTCAAGGGCTTGAGCATGGCGCAGCTCCGTGAGGTGTCGCCGAGTGCGGCTGGGATCAGCAGGGGCAAAGCGGAGCTCACCGACCGCATTGTCGCCCAGCATGTCGGCTCGCGACTGTCGTTCCAGGCCATGAAGGACATGTACTCGACGAGCACGCTCGGGGTGTACTCGGCCGAGGATGTGCACCATGCGAGGAGCCTCGCCGTCACGCCTCACGCCGATGGTCTCGGCGCCACACCCGGCCGCACCCCGTCCGCGCCCTCCTCATCTCCTGCTGTAGCGAAGATGACCAGGGCCAAGGCGGCACCGAAGGCGGCCAAGGCACTCGAAACGGCGAGGCGCGCCGGCCTGCCCGAAGCCGACGCAGTCCGATACGCAGAGACCGGCGCGTTGCCGTCCGGATGGGATGTGCGCGGGCTTCGCGCGGCTGGCTCGGAGCGGCTGGCGGCGGAGATCGGTTCGCTGCCGGATGCTTCGGCGATCGCTTCCCGCCTCGAAGGTGAGGACGCTGCGGGCCTCAGGCGGCTCGCCACCGCAGTGAGCCTGCCGATCCCACGCACACCGCGCCAAGGGGGCACCTGGACACGATCCGCGCTGGCTCAGTACATCGCCGCCGAGATCGTGCGGGACCGCGCTCGCTGGAGCCTTCGCTAGTTCATCCCTGTTTGTTCAACCGTCCTCACCGGACGGTCCGTCACCATGCCCGGAGGTAGACCGTGCCCACAGCCACGGACGAAGACACCGACCTCGCGGTCGCATGGGCGGCTGCCGTCCGTGAGGCCCTGGAGGACTCCGCCGACCGTCACGGCGCCGATGTCGAGGCGCTCATCGACCACTCCACCACGGAGGGCTTCGCGTTCCTGTCCACCCTGGACCCGATCGCGAACTCCGACCCGGACGACCCGGCATTCGCCATGGCCGTCCAGCAGGCCGCCGAGGCGTACGTCGCGGCCAACCCGGGGATGCGGGTCACCGAGTCCGTCGAGACCGTCGAAGGCCGCGTGCTGGAGGCGAAGGGCGTCGACAGCAACGGCGGCCGAGTGTTCCGGGTGCAGATCCTCAAGTACGGCACCAGCCGCAACGGCAACCACTACACCGAGGCCGTCATGCGCGCCGCCGCGCCGCTCTACGACGGGGCCAAGGCCTACGACCACCACCGGTCCGCGGCCGAGCTCCAGTCGTCCACCCTGACCGGTCTGGTCGGGTCGTACCGCAACGTCGAAGCCACCGCAGACGGCCTGTACGGCGACCTGCACCTGCTGCCCTCAGCCAAGCACACCGCCGAGGCGTTGGACGCCACGATCGTCAACCAGGCCGCCGGACTGCCGTCGCTGGTCGGCATCAGCCACGACGTCATGGCGAACTTCAAGCCCGGCCGGCCCCAGGGCGGGCGCCGCACCCGCGAGGCCGTGGCGATCACCGCCGTCCAGTCCGCCGATGTTGTGGCCGACCCGTCCGCCGGCGGCCAGGCCGTCCGCGTGGTCCAGGGCGGCATCGAGACAACCCCCACGGGGGCCGAACAAGTACAGGAGAGCGCCGTGCAGGCAACTGACCAGCTCGCCGCCGTGCTGCAGACTCTTTCGCCCGCGCAGCTCGCGGCGGCAGGTCTGAGCCGGACCGGCACGCCCACCACCGAGTCCACCATCCCGACCGAGCGGGTCGTCGAGGGTCGCGTCACCGAGGGAGGTCTCCTGAAGACCTCGTTCATGGGCAAGACCATGATCCGCAGCAAGCTCGAAGACGCCGGCCTGCCGACGTCGGTCACCGAGTCATTCACCGCCGGGCTGCCCGAGGTCGTCACGGAGGCCCACATCGACGACGCGATCGCGTCGCTGAAGGCGGCCGCGGCCATCATGGAGCGCGGCCAGCTCGCCCCGTCCTCGACCGCGGTCGTGACGCAGGAGGCCTTGGACAAGAAGGTCGCCGCGGTCGACGCGATGATCAACGGCGACTACCGCAAGGGCTACCACTCCTTCAAGGCCGCCTACGTCGACTTCACCGGCAAGAGCCCGCGCCTGTTCGACGAGGACTTCAACCGGGTCATCCTGCGCGAGTCGTTCGGCGGGCAGTTCGACAGCTCGCGGCGCGTCACGGAGTCGCTCACGTCCTCGTCCTGGGACGTGATCCTGGGCGACTCGATCACCCGCCGGATGGTGGCCGAGTACAACCAGCCGTCGCTGTCGACGTGGCGCCAGATCGTGTCCTCGGTCGTGCCGGTCAACGACTTCCGCACCCAGCGCATCGACCGCCTCGGCGGGTACGGGGTGCTGCCGGCGGTCAACCAGGGCCAGCCGTACCAGCCGCTCACCTCACCCGGTGACGAGGAAGCCACGTACTCGATCACCAAGCGCGGCGGCACCGAGGACCTGACCCTGGAGATGGTCGCCAACGACGACCTGCGCTCGATCCAGCGGATCCCGGTGAAGCTGGGCCTGGCCGCGTCGCAGACCCTGTACCGGTTCGTGTGGGACATCCTCCCGACCAACGCGGCTATCTACGACTCGGTAGCCCTGTTCCACGCCACCCACTCCAACACCACTTCGGGCGCGCTGTCGCAGTCGGCGCTCTCGGCCATCCGGATCAAGATGCGCCAGCAGGCTGCGTACGGCGACACCTCCGACGTGCTGTCGATCATCCCGCGGATCCTGGTCGTCCCGTCCAACCTGGAGGAGATCGCGTTCCAGCTGGTCAAGTCCGCGGTGGCGATCCCGGCGACCCCGGCCGGGCCGTCGGACACCCCGAACCTGCACAGCGGCATGGACCTCATCGTCATCGACTACTACAGCGACACCAACGACTTCTACGTGATCGCCGACCCGGCGATGTGCCCGACGATCGAAATGGGCTTCTACCAGGGCCGCGAGGAGCCGGAGCTGTTCACGCAGTCCGACCAGACGGTCGGGTCGATGTTCGACGCCGACAAGATCACCTGGAAGATCCGGCACATCTACAGCGGCACGGTCCTGGACTACCGCGGCTTCCAGCGGGGCGCCAACTAACGGTCTCTGACCCGCAGCCCCGCTCCGGCGGGGCTGCGCCAACCCCAGCATCTCAAGGTCCAAAGGAGACCGTGCAATGCCTCAGCTTTCCGAGATCCGTGGCGACATCCACACCAACATCGCGATCCCGTTCATGCCCGCGGCGGCCTCGAACGCCGGCGGGATCGGGTTCAAGGCGCCGTTCAAGTGTCAGATCCAGTCCGCGTCGCTGATCTGGTCGGCCGCGATCACCGGCGCCAACACCAACAACTTCACCGTGTCGTTCTTCAACCGCACCACTGGTGCCGGCACCGTGGCGTGGGCGACGGCGATCACGTACGCGTCGGGCACCAACGCCACCAAGGCGACCCCGATCGCACTGACGCTCTCGTCGACCGCCTCAGACCTGGTGGTGGCGGCCGGCGACTTCATCGCCGTCGAACTGTCCACCACGGGCAGCGGCCTGCTGTGCCCGGGCGGCGTCTGCGACGTCATCGTCCGGGCGTACGGCGCCTGAGCCCGATGACCGCCCAGTCGACGCCGTTCCCCGTGAGCGCGGGGGCGGCCGCGTACACGGGCGCCTGCACCTACCGGGGCTTCACCATCAGCTCCACCGC